ATCCACTCATACAGGTTCGAATCCTGTCCTTGCAACTTACCAGTCCGAAGGTTATGAGGAAGCATCTGACACCGTATGTTCATAAAGTAGGCTGGAACGGTGTAAATTTAGCAAGGTGGCGGAATTGGTAAACGCTATTATCTGAAAGGCTGAATGCGAGTAACTTCGATGTTACGTAGACCTTGGTAGGTAGGAACAGCCACTTGCTGGTTCGAATCCAGCCCTTGCACAATTTTTAACCATGTTCCTGACAACGGGGAAAAGGTTGTAAAAATGTAAATAATTTTTTGTATATTTACATATTCTTTTGAATGGTGTAGCAGGTATTCAAAAGGAAATGAAACAAAACAATATTGTTTCAACCTATGCCAACGAACTGCTACTCGTTGGCATTTTTTATTTTACCAATGAAAATATTACAGGAACTTGAAAGCCTTATTCCCCCATTATCAAACGAGGAATTTAAGCAGCTTGAACGAAACATTCTTGAAGAAGGGATACGAGAACCATTAATTACATGGAACGGTATTTTAATCGACGGGCACAACCGTTACAGGATTGCGCAAGAACATGATATTAATTACGAAACACTTGAAAAAGAGTTTGATAATATTTTTTTAGTTAAGGTATGGATGATTTACAACCAATTTGGACGAAGAAATTTATCTAATTATTGGAAAAGCGTTTTAGCCTTAGAAATAGAAAATGTTTTTAAAGAAAAGGCGAAGGAAAATCTTATTTTAAGTGGTGAAAATTTTGGAAAGGGTTTGCAGATATCTGCAAAGCCTATAATTGAAAAAATTGACACGCGTCAGGAAATTGCAAAGATTGCCAATGTTTCACACGACACAATCGCTAAAGTAAAAAAGATACAAGCCGTAGCCACGCCCGAAGTGAAAGAAAAGTTGAACACTGGGCAAATGTCAATCAATGAGGCATACAAGGAGATAAAGAAGGAGGAGAACGAACAATTGAAAACACAAAAAGCCATTGAGATAATTGAAAAGGTTTACGAAAACAATACAAATATTTATAATGGTGATTGTATTGAGTATATAAAAACTATTAAAGACAAAAGTATTGACTGTTTAATAACCGACCCTCCTTATGGGGTTGACATACAATTTGCTGCTTATGATAATCAGTTAAGCCGAAAAATTGAGAATGATGGAAATATTGAAGATGCTTTGGTTTTGCTTGATGAAATGTTAATCAATGTAAAAAGCAAGTTAAAAGAAGATGCACATATTTATATTTTTTGCAACTGGAAAATATATCCTCAATTCAATCAAATTATTTCAAAGCATTTTCAAATAAAGAACCTTATAATTTGGGATAAATTATTCATGGGAATGGGTGACTTAAAAGGTAATTATTCAAGTTCTTATGAAATGATTGTTTTTGCTGGAGGTTACAGGGAATTTTTAACAAGACCTAAAAACATAATACAATGCAGATTTAGTGACGAAAGATTTCATAATACCCAAAAACCAGTTGAATTAATTAAACAATTGATTGATAACAGTACGAATGTAAATGAAACAATTTTCGACCCATTTTTAGGAAGTGGCTCAACGGTTGTTGCGGCAAAGGAAATGAAAAGGAATTTTATTGGTTGCGAAATTGATGAACAAAATTACAAGATAACTTTAAAAAGACTTGAAGATGGTTAATAACTCTTATAAAGAATTTAGAAAGTATTCAGACAAAAGCCTTCCAGAGGCAAAGGGACATATATCAGAATTTTTAAAATTAAAATTAGGTTCTGTTTCTTATATTGACTTCACTCAGGAATCAGACGTTTATAATGACACGATTAATGCCATTGATTTATTTGTAAATATTCCTAAAATAAAAGTAAGTCACAGGGCAAGACAAAAATACGGAGACATAACAGACATTACAATTAAAACAAAAAGCCAAAACCCTGAGATAAAATCTGAGTATGATAAATTATTAAATTTTTCATTAGGAAATATAAGTCCCTGGTTTTATTTTTATTGCTTTTATGATGAAGAAAAAAACAATATAAGTAGATATATTATTTACGATTTACGAAAATTAATAAGACTTCCAGAGTTTAAAGACAAATCAATTTTTGCTTATTCTTTTGATAAGTTTAATACAAAAGATGGAGGATCTTCTTTCAATTGCATAACCGTTGAAAAATTAATTGAGTATAAAGTTATTTTAGCCGACTGGTCAAAGGGAAACAAAGAGGTAAAATATTACATATAATGTAAAGTTTTATTCTTATATTTACATATTCTTTTGAATCAGGTAGGAGCGATTCAAAAGAGTTTTGGGACAATTTCCGCATTGTTTCACTTAGCCAATGAACTCCTACTCATTGGCTATTTTTATTTAAATTATGAAGAACTTATTAATACAATTAAACCAACGCCCAATCGCGGTTTACCCCATTTACATAAAGATAACTGGGAGCGTAAATGCTGGATTATTACTCAGCCAATTAATGTATTGGTATGGAGCAATGAATGGCAGAATATTCTATAAAACTGATGCTGAAATAATGGAAGAAACTTGTCTTTCTGAAAGTGAACTAAGAACAGTAAAGAATAAATTAAAGTCAATGTCATTTATAGAAATTAAAGCTAAAGGAGTTCCAGCAAAAACTTACTATTCTATAAATGCTGAAAAGTTGATTAGTGAAATTCACAATTTCAGTTCCGCGAAATCAACGAAACTGAAAACGCGAAATCAACGAAACAGTAATAGCGAATTTAACGAAACTATTACAGAGAATACAACAGAGAATACAACAGAGAATAATACAAAGATTACAACAGATATTTCTTTTGAAAACGAGTTTTCCCGCTTTGAAACAATTACAATTGATGATTCTCAAAGTAGCAAAGTAAACCCGTTTACCGTGATTTCTAAGTTGCAAAGTGAAAAAGAAAGAAAAATTGTTGCGCCGCAAAAAGAAAGAAAAGCCGACGCCGAGCCCAAACCCGAGCGCAAGCCCAACCCAACATACGAAGCCTTCACCGTGTTCTGCCAAACCTTTGAACAGTTATCTGGTGCTGCGTATCCAACTGACCAAAAGGGTCATTATATCATGAGTCCGAAAGATGCTGGAGGCATGGTATATTTGTTACGGTGGATTGAGAAGGTTGACAGGAATAACGATACAAATGAGGCATTAAAAGTATTTTTACAAGCCGCTTGGTCATTGCCTGACAAATGGTTAAAAGCCAACTTTACCCCATCGATTTTATACGGACAGGCAGGAAAAATATACACGGCTTACCAAACGTCTTCACCAGCTGCAAAGAAAAAGGCTTACGACGATGAAGTTGACAGGCTTTTGGCTGAGGCTATGAAGAAATATCAAACACAATAACATGATACAAGTAAGTTTTAGTGGCGGTCGTTCTTCAGCAATGATGGCAAAGATTATGATTGATAATTATCCTAAGGATGAATTGATTTTTACTTTTGCAAATACTGGTAGGGAAATGAATGAAACATTAGATTTTGTAAATGAATGTGATATTAGATGGAATCTTGGTGTAGTTTGGCTGGAATTTTGCAATGAGAATAAATATAAAATTGTAAACTACGAATCATCTTCCAGAAATGGTGAACCATTTTCTGACATGATAAAAGAAAGGGGATATTTGCCAAACAGAGTTAAAAGATTTTGTACTACCGAATTAAAAATATTACCTATGGCAAGGTATTTAAAATCATTAGGACATAAACATTGGGACGCTGCTATTGGAATAAGAAAAGATGAGCCAAATAGGTATCATAAAATGAAAAATAAAGTATCTAAAGATAGATGGGATTATATATTTCCCCTTTGGGATTTTAATATTACTGTAAATGATGTTAAAACATTTTGGAGTAACCAAGATTTTGACCTTAAAATACATAGCACATTGAGTAATTGTGATTTTTGTTTTATGAAAGGAACAAAAAAGAAAGTTGCTCAAGCTAATTTAATGCCAGAAAGATTAGACTGGTGGATTGAACAAGAAAATAAAATTAATGCAAGGTTTCATAAGGATTTTAAAATGGAAACTATTAAGTCATTAGGGTTAAATAAAACTTTGTTTGATGAACCAGATATATCTTGTTTTTGTGGGGATTAATTTATTTTAATTTATATTTACAATTATAAAAACCAACCTATATGAATTTACCAGCCATTGCAATGAACATCGAGGAAAAGATACAGGACATACAACTTGTAATCGACAATCGAGAAAAAAGACTTTTTAAAACGGGTATCGTTGAAAGCCTGCCCAAAATTAACCAAGTCGTAAAACAAATCCTTCCATTGTACGGCATTGATGCAAGCCCCGAACATTTGGTTGAGGTGACACAGTTTATAACCACTTACAAATTAATTGCGGTTGATGAAATTAAACTGGCTTTTGAAAAGTTTGCACGGCAAGAGTTGAACATTGATGACCACAAACTTTACGGCAAAGTTGATTTAGCTGCCATTGGGCGAATCCTTACCGCGTATATCAACTGGCGGCAAAAGGTTTATTTTACCGTGGACATGGAAGATGAAAAGAAACGAGCAAAGATGGAAGAAGAACAAAGACAAATTGAGGCAAAAAGGAAATTTTACGCAGAATTTCCCGAAATGCTTTCAGGGTTTAAGGGTGAATCATACGAAGATGTTCCCGTCTATTGGTACGACGCCGCAATGGAGGCTGGGTTAATTGGTTACGCCGAAGGGGAAAAACGAGCCATTTGGGAAGAGGCTCAGGACATTGCAAGTAAACAAAAGATACAAGCTGACAGTTACATTGATTTTAAAACCCAGTTGCATCGGGTGGAAGAAGAAGGAAAAAAGCGGGCAATTATCATAGCGCAAAAGTTGGCGGTCTGGAGGATCGTTTTAAATAAGGCATAATTTTTCATGCAATCTGGTTTTCATGGTGGGAAGTATTTTATTTCCCACTTTTTTTTTAAAATAATGTTGTAAATATTATTATTTGTAAATATTTATAATTAAATTTACGAACCGAAACGAACAAGCGGTACTTTTAAAACAACCAATCATGAAAACCATTGAAGTAGGCAAGTACAAAAGTTGG